GATCCCACTCTTCAAACTGCTCAGCGATGTTTCTACCCTTTTCCTTTCGCATGTTGATAAGCTCATCATGAACCACACGTCTCCAGGATCTTGCGATTTCCATACGACTCTGTGCAAGGATGTTGTACAGACCATTCTCAGTCACAAAATTGACGGAACGTCTCTGACCTGCTACTACTAAAGGTAGTTTCAGCTTTTCATCTTCCTCGCACATTTCGAGCATTCTCCACTCGTTACCGCTGCTGTAGCCGATAGCATGACTAATATCTTTTGCCTTGAACAGCGGAGCGTCCAGATCTCCATATACATTAAGGCGCTTTCCTCCAAACGAAATACTTCCGGCAATTTTAATCTCTTTACTCATCTCTGTTTATTCCTTTCTCTTTGTAATTTAACGTCCATAGCTTTTTGTAACTCTTCTGGTGTAATATTAAAAATGGACTTAAGGAATTCCAGGCAAATATAAGCATCCGCCATCTCTTCCAAAAGTCCAATTCTATTATCATACCCACGAATCTGTTTACTGATTGCCTGTGTAAGTTCCGCAAACTCTTCCATGGCAATCGTACACTTTAATTTCCATGGCTGACTCTCAACACTTCTTCTGATAATTCTCCGCCGCTCTTTATCCGACAACTCGATGTTGCTTTTCATGCACTGGATAAATCTATTTCGATCCATCGGTTGCCTCCATCCGAGCTTTAGCAGCTTCCTTTCGCTCCTTATACCCCGCTTCGTCGATTTCAGCAAAGCCGTTCGGAGCTTCTTTAAAATATCTGTTAATTGCTACCTTGTCCATGGACGGAGTGATTACGTATAGAATTCCGACGGTATCATAATCACCTTTCGCCGGATCTACAAGGAAATCCTCCGTATAAATCTTAAAGGCTCTATCAGCCGGCATATAAGGCATAGTGATCGGATACAGTTCGTCCATAACAGTATCAATCAGTCCACTGTGATATGGAGCATCCGGACAGTTGATGTTCACGCCATGATAGCGATCAACGTCTCTGTACTTAACCGTGCCATCAGCATACACGTACTTAAACAAGGAAGACATGCGTTTGCACTGATAGTTACGCTCTTCTCCCCTCAGACCACTCATATCAGAAATATCACTCCATACCTCGTCAGTATCCTCAATTGGAAGAAGTGGCTTGTTGTTGATCAGACGGTTCAGAATAGCCTTAGTCAGACCAATACTGAAACCAGAATGACCGTCCTCACACAGAGAGCCAAAGGCCTTCAATGCGCTCTCATAGCAAGCACAACCGTAATCCCATTCTCCGTCTTTCCGGTCCGGCTTTTCTCTACGACACGCAATAGCTACTTCATTTTCAGCCCAGCGTTCGAGATTTGATCTCTCGCGGCAAGAACCGATAGAGCGATTTCTGTCATCTATGTACTCATTTGCAAATATCTTTCTGCAATTTCCGCCAAATGCCTCCACGATTTCCGGAAGATTGTCGTTTACAGCATCAAAGACCAGTTCGTGTTCTTTACACCACTCTACGGCATCCTTGGTCTGCTCTTCATTTCTGGATGTCCAGAGAATCAGCTTTTCTCCGTTAGCCTGTCTTTTTTTCAGATACTCGATAAGCTCCTCGTTGGGCATACCGATCTCCGGCCACTTGTTCTCGCATAAAGTTCCGTCAAAATCTACTGCAATAATGTTCTGTTTCATTTATTTTCTCCTTTCAGTTTTCAAGCCATTCATTATCGATATAGTAAAAACCAAATACGCATAGTCCGATAACAATTATCCAAATCACCCAGAATAACCATAGTTCCCAATCGCTTTCCAAATAATCAACAGTTTCTTCAATGGTACTGTTTTCATAAAATGAAGAATTATCAGATATAGTTTTATCCCGTAATTCAGTAAATATGGTTCCTATATATTCCGTATCAACTCCATAATACTTATGCCGGACATGACTTGATTCTTTTATAGTGTGTCAATATGTTCAGTATTTGGAAACTCTACCTTGTTCGATGGGAAGATGTGTCCTAAAAATGTAATTTCCGAACATCTTTGTTCTTCTCTTCCTGCATAGTCCCAAGACCAATAAGTTTCAGTTTTGGTATATGTCTTTCCTTTAGAATCGGTTGTAGTGACGGTTCGTGTATGCATATTGTAATGTTCCTCTATTTTTTCTATATACATATACTCTCCGTTAATTTCTAGATATGAAACAGTATCCACAGCCTTCAAATCTCCATAAACGAACGCATAACCGACGTTGGTTCTCATCCCATATTCAAACAGATCAGAGCTTTCGATTTTAATAGCTTTATTGTACTTTTCGTTCCGATCCAGAATATAGTTTGAAATTCTCCCAGAAATCACAAAACCAATAAGAAGCATCATTGCGATTATGGATATACTTGCCAGAATCTCACGCTTAGTAATTTCAAAATCTCCAAAATCAAAGCCTCTATTTTTCATGACATCAATCTCCAAATAAATTTTGAGGCGCATCTACAGGAGCACCATAATCAAGGTACTGATACTGCTGCGTTTCATATCCCAAAATATTTAAAAAGAATCGAGTAGGAAATTTTCTAACATAGCGATTGTATTCTTTAATCTGCTTGTTATAATTTTCTCTATACTCAGCAATTAAATTTTCCGTAATGGATAACTCATTCATCAGTTCCTTGTAATTTTCATCGGATTTTAATTCCGGATATGCCTCTGTAACAGCAGTGATTGCAGTGGTTACATTTTCTATACTGGTTGCTTTTTCCCTACCCTCGACAATAGCTGTAAGTGTTTCAGCCTCATGCTTATCGTATTGCTTGACACAATCCGCAAGATTATAAACAAGATCGACTCGTCTTTTTTCCTGAACTTTAATGTCTGAATCAGCAGTGTTGACCTGTTCCTCCAATGCAAATGCTTTGTTTTGTGCTCCCTGTACTCCAAAAATACACATAAAAATAACCGCTATAATTCCAGCGGCCACGATAAGTACCAGTTTCCAATTTTCTTTAATTGCTTTCATATTCTACTCATCCTCCTTAATAATCCCGATAAATTCCACTCGCTCTTCTGCCAGACTTACGAAATACCTTTTTCCCTTATAATCGACGATGTCACCCTCGTACTTATAGTTCTTGTCCGGCTCCGAAGCATACGCTAAGATGTTTATTTTTGTCGTTCTATTCATAGCTCCTCCAAATATCAAGCTCCAGGTTGCATGGCTGATTGATCCGCATACTGCAATGCCTGAAGTTTTTTCTTCATATTGTCTAAAATATACTCGACTGTGATTTTCGTTGTCTGCGCCAGTTTTATATACTTAGAATGTTCCTCGTACCACTTGAATATCTCATAGAGATTTCCACTCTGCCAACCGAATGACCACCAATCGCAAATCATCTCGATGATGTAATCGTATGGCATTTCCAAAACGGTCTCCAGTTCGCCATCTTCCATATCATCATGAATAAGAATCCAGTGCTGCCAATGATGAGGATTTCTGTGAATATGAAGTAACCATGCTCGCTGATATCGCTGTACAACCTCATAAGAGCGATTATTTCCATATAAATATGCATCGTATGCCTCATACTCATCCAGTTCGTTTTTAGACTGATCATGAGCAAATTCTGTATTCCACCCGGCGGTTAGGGTGTTTGTCATAAGTCCCGGTAAATTTTCAGAAAGCCAGTCGAACCCCCTTTTCACATTAGCTCGATGCCTAGCTAAATATTGATCGTATTGAAAACTCACTTTTGACCCTCCTTCTTTTTCTTTGTTATCAGCTTTTCATAAAGTTCTCTCGCTTCATCTCCCTGGAAAGCATTGATAATCTCGACAGACTGATTCATTCGTTTTCTTCCTACAACCATTACTCCAGTGTCATTTTTGTTTGAAAAATCAACACTAACTAAAATACTATCTACCATTTTCAGCCTCCTTCCAGTAAATAGGTTTATCCGAATTTGCATTCATCGGTTCTGCCAAACAGTCATTACAAGGATCAAATTTTTCTTCGAGATCCTTATGTTCGCAGGTTTTGCAATAGGTTTTGAAATCAACCTCTTTGTAAATATTTTCCATTGGACACCTCACATGTAATATCTTAACAAAATTGCATATAATCTTTGTTGATAGTCACACTCTATTAGCAGACTGTAAAAATCTTCCGCAGACATACTTTTCAACTTGATAGATAAAATTTTTAAAAATATCCACAGATTATAAATCATTGTCTCCACTTAACAAACCTCGTTTCATTAAATGTTTTCTTGTCCTTCAATGCTTTACTGATGGCAAGATCAATACCAGACCTGGATTTCAAATGGTAGTAATACAGATCCGTATATGGTGTATTCATCCTGTCTATTCGACCAGCAGACTGTGCCATGATCTTATACGAATAATTCTGAGAATAGAATATAATCGTGTCCGTCGTAATACAGTTCCATCCTTCAGCCCCGGCATTGTACTGAACTAAATATACCCATGTATCGCTAGTCGGCACTGGCTGATGTTTGTGGCCGTTCCACTCTCCAACTTCGTATTCAGAAAATATCTCTTTCAGAAGTTCAAGCTCGTAATCAAAATTGTAGAATATAATCGCTTTCGGATGCTTCTCCACAATTTCGAGTAAAGCTATTTGTCTGGACTGATCTGCATTTACAATTTTTCTCCACACATAGCACAGACCGGCAGCATTGATAATTGGTTCTTTTTTAAACGGGTCCCATCTGGTTTTTCCGACATCTTTATACATTTCGATATTGTACTTGACATAAATATCCTCATGGTGCGAAACTGTCTGGCGTTTGAAATCCATATTCACCAATATCTTGTTTCGCAATCGAATCAATCTACCAGTATTCAAATATCGGTCAACTTTAGGAAATTTGCTAAATCGGCTATAGACTATATGCTCTCTTGTGAATTCGCTTCGGTTTTTATAAAATCCGTTAGCCACAAACACCGGAATATAATCCTGCCACGTATCGCCAGGAGTTGCGGATAGTAATATCCACTCATTTACCTTGGCGATTTTCAAGAATGCTTTAACCCATGTTCCAGAGCCTATGACACGCTGCTCATCGAATATAAAGAAAGCATCTTTGACATCTGCATACTTCTTGATGTTGTTCCAAGAATCAATCACAACCTTATTGGTATATAAATTTTCTTTCTTATTGGTCGATAGCAGAAATGGTGAGAGCTCCTCTTCCCATTCAAATGTATCCCGTTTCCTAGCAGTTGTGATTATGTACAAATCCTTAATATTCACATCGTCCATAGGAACATATTCATTTGTTCCGAGCTCACCACCGTTTCGAACATAATAGTAGGCCAGCGAAGTTCTGGATTTTCCACTACCAACACCGCCACAAAGTATGCAGCCGTTTCGCATTTGCCGTACAGCATCTTCCTGATAGTCCCGTAATTCTACGCCAGCCATTACACACCTTTCGTGACAAATCCATCTTCTACCTCGACTTCGTAGCCATCGCCATCCAGATCTGCTTTGGGACCATACAAGAGCATACAGGTTGTTATGGTTTCATCGCTCTGATTCTCTGAATGATAGAACTTATATAAGCAGTCCAGCACTTTTTTAGTGATAGATAATTTACGGCAATCGTATACAGCTTTGCTTACATCAGAAATCTCAATGATTTTAGCAACGTTGTCATAAAGCTCGCTGATGTCGCACGTACACTGCTCTTTTGGAATAGAATATCTTTTCTTCATTCGTCATCACCTTTTCCAAATAACTTGTTAATCTGACGGAGCATTCTTCTTGTACTCCATACATCTGAGAAATACATAGGTGTATACCAATATTTTTCAGATGAATCGTCCGTAGATATTGGGTCAGTTATCGAGTTACCTATTTTTATAAATCCAGCCAATCCGAGAAGCGAGATTTGGATATAACACATCAGACCAACGATTTCATCAACGTCCTGTGCAACTACTAAGATATGGTTCTGGTAGTTTCTCGGTGGTTCACAATGCTCCAGCTGTTTTCGGATTACATGCACACCAGCAATCAACGTCGCTCCAGCACCGCAGCATGGATCGTTAATCGAAATATAACCATATTGCTCTATCTTTTTTAAAGCATCAGTCGCTACCACTTCGGCCATAAGTTCACAAACATGATACGGTGTGAAGAATTGACCTGCCGAACGATTTCCAAGATCCAACCGCATAAACATTTTTCCGAGGAAATCCTGCTCTTGATTCTGATCCAGGGCCATGGTTGTATACGCTGCTAATTCTGGAAATATAGCTTGCTCTTCTTTTGAATACTGATGAATAATTTTTAGATACCGCTTCTCTCTTTGGTCGTAGTTTTCCTTGTCCAAAACATTCGAGATTGAACATGCATGAAGTAAAATATAATCTCTCCACACATCCCATGCCCGATGTCTGTATGTAAGTTTCTGAAAAGATTTTAAGAATTTATTTTCCCAGTCAATTTTGGGTTCGGATTTCGTAGTTACTTCCGGTGGTTTCTCATCCTTCTTTTTCGTTTCACCGAAAGTTGGTTGCCACTTAGGTGGCGGTTCTTTTGCTTTGAATGTTTTAGGTACCGTAGTCTTAATCTGTGGTTTCGACTTCGTTTTTTTCTTATTCCAAAACATAATTTTTCTCCTTTCATAAAGTAAGAGTGCCGGCTTTGACACCGACGCCCTCAAAATATGATTTATGCGAACGGCGGCTCCTCTTCATCCGCATATTTCTCAGCAAACACGTCCTCCTCAATCGTGACGTACATGGTCTTCAAATATGCCTTAATGCCGGATTTTCCATTCACTTCCCACTTTGACGGGCTAATGACCAAATCAACATTTCTGATTTCAGCATAGTCAAGAGAAGATACAGACTCCTCATCCAACTTTGTTTTAGCTCTTCTGGTAACCATATATACATTCGGCGGAATGTTATCGAACCGAACAGCTACCTGAATATAGTGAAGAGGTTCTTCATCCTCATCTCTCGGCGGAAGGATTCTTACATTCCATCCGTCTTCGCCGAGCTTCTGCGCCTGGTCTGCATCCGGAATCACAACGCAGAAGTTACGGTTACCTGCTCTGTTGTACTTAGTCTCTTCTCCTCTGAAATTTCTGAACATAATACGAGCATTCTCAATAATCAGCTCATTTACATTTGCTCTTGCCATGATTAAATTCTCCTTTATTTTTTAATTTTCCGGCGGATTCATTGCGTGCTTCATAACGATATCTGAAATATCATAATCAAGGTCACAATCCATGTGGAAGTTATCATTGTTGAAATGCGGACAGTCGAAGCATGTCCGATACTTATCCTCTCCGCAAGGCATCGCCCATGGAACAACACAATCGACATCAGCGTCGTTGGCGCCAAGTTCTGGAATATACGGATCATCAGACACAAACCACTCAAAGTCTCCGTACTGAGAAATAGTTTTTACAGCCTCATCAACCAGCTTGTCGTAGTAGGATCGGTCAATGCCGTCTTCTTTGCCAAGTTCTTTGACCATCTCTGATTCCATCCAACGATAACCTTTAGAACCAGTTGCAGCATAGTAACGACCGTCTTTTTCTCTCATCAGGAGTCCAGCTCCATATCCATCTTTCATCGGACAGAACTGACCAACCTTTCCAATAAAATGATAGTCGTGCCCTTTTTCAATCAATGGAGTAAGCTTCTGACATGTAGCTTCAAAAGTGGTGTCGGATAACAACCCCTTCTTATAGTCGCTCTCTGCCTTGCTGAATTCTTTTTCTTCCTTACTGACATCCGGTAATTCCTCATTCAGATCCAAATATAAAGAGCTGCTCACAGATTTGGTCTCGCACATATCTTCAAATGCGATGTCTTCTCTGCTGAACAGCTTCTTAAATACATATGGAATCTGGAACTGAGTGCCCGTTGCCGTCCATTTTCCGCCTTTCTTTTTGTTGTCGCCAGGGACATAACCATACATCTTCTGGCATTCTTCTGCCGATTTGTACTTTGCGATATATACGGCATCGTTGACCAAGCACATCCGATCGTACGTAGCCTCGTGTTCAAATGTGTATCCATATCTCTCACCAAAGTCCATGACAAACTGAATGATCTCCGGTGTAGCATCTGGAATCTTAATAGAGTCTGTCTTAATATGAGCAACTTGGAATCCACGCTTCAGAACCTCATTCTTAAGGTCAATCATGAATAATGCTCCACGTTTCGCCACAATGTTGTCGATGTTTCTTGGATCGCGGAACGGATTATCAAAGGATGCCGATGTAAGACCGTATACTGAATTGATAGCCGTCTTAAGCGCATTGGCAAGATCCTTTGATGTCATCTCGCCGTCGATAACCCTCTGAATATACGGAGTAAGCTTGCCGTCCAGCATGGTATTAACAATATCCCAAGCCTCATGCTTAATACTTACACGACCCTCAACAATATCACGGAACGCCTTCGTAAATCTCGGTCCAAACAGAACCTCTGCAATAGCACTATGCGGATGCATTGAAGAAATATCCAGGAGTGCTGCATTTCCATACATTCCGGGTACGCCCTGTGCAAATCCGCCCTCGCCTACTTCTTCTCCACGATATGTAGATTTTCCATGGTCGAATACATACCCAGGGAAATATGGAAGAATGCTGTGAGATTCAAATGGAACTTCGTCCTTATCGTTGTACTTCCAACCATAGTGAGGCTCCTCCATCATCTTCGGGCAGGCTTCCTTAAGGAAATCCATACTCTCCTTATCCAGCGACTCTACCGGTTCTGCCAGATTTCTGTAATGGAACTCTGACTGGGGTTTCCGGTTGTTTCCAAATATAATTCTGGTTGTAAGTGAGTTCGTTGTATCATTAACGGTCATCTCTGCTAAATCTGCCAGAATCTGCCGCGCCGTCCAGTCAGCTTCAAGATAATTAAAGGCCGCCTCAGTAGCAATAACATCGTTATCGCAATACTCAGCGACCTTAATCCAAAGCTCTTCCGGAACCGGTTGATCCCAAGGAAGACCAAGCTCCTGGTGATGTGTTCCAGCTTTGATGATTCTTATTTTTTCATCGGAGAATCCTTTTTTCTTGAGATCGTCATCGGTAAGGTTTCCCATCTCGATTTCCAATTTCTTAAGACTCTTCTTATTACCAGCCGAAGCGAAATCGTACACATCCGTATAGGATACGTTATATGCCTCTCCAAAGAAACAGTTTGGACTTCCGTTAATGATTTTCTGCGAAAGGTTATAGAGCTGTTCGTTTGTATAACCCATTAACCTTGCATATAGAATATGGTTATCATATCTCCGACAGTTGAAGCCAACCAGTCTGAACCGCATCAGCTCCTCGATCTCACTCGGAGACGGGTTAATCATTCTTACAACAGGCTTTCCCTCACCCTCGATTTTCCAGTTTACAAGAAATAAGTTTGGAAAAACCTCAATATCATAGAATACCAGCTTTGCGTCATCATTTTTAACCGCTGTGGACGGATCTGCGGATTTAAACTGCATTTTGTTGACCAACTTAATACAGTAATCTGCCTGATGAGTGCTATTCGCCGCAAATGCTAATACTGCATTGCGCATGTCTGTGACGTCGTACTTAAAATCACTTCCATACGCATCTTCCAGTATCTTGTAGATAAAATCGATACTGGGCTTAGTTCCTGGATGTATCTCTTTATTAAGATTCCGTTTAATCAGTGTTCTAAGCCCTTTCTCGCTCTTAATCGCTTCAAAATTTACCATTTTTTGTTCTCCTTTCAGCGGTAAACCGGAGCTAATTGTTGCGATAGGCAAATTGTTACACTTCGTCAGCATACGCCGCAAAGAGCTTTTGCCTGTGAACACCTTAACTTCAATGTGGTCGTCATACACTCTACTAAGCTGTGTCGGATCACCGGTATAAATATAATGAAGATGTATACCTTGTCCCGATTTACTAAGCTCAGCATAAGTCGGCGGCCACTTACTTGCTTCTGCTAAATTCTTTTCAAATGACTTATTTCCAGACGAATCTGAAATATCAAAGTCGATCACGATATGATTCTCCGGAACTTTTACATAATGAAGTTTTTTCGTATCAATTCCAGATAATTTCGTGCGAACAGAATCCCATTTTTTCTGAGGTGTTTCGTTTTCCGAAGCATACTGCGCGGGGCATTCCGAGCACACATCATCAAATATAGATTCAGTGCTATCGAATTGGATCAGTGCCGGTTTGACTACTTCTGCCTTTTCCTCTACAGTTTCTTCTTCAAATTTTTCTGTCCTGAACCCGATGTAATAGCTTCTAACCCGAGTTCCATCATCCAGATTAAAGCGTTCCTGAAAATCATGAAAATAGTTTTTAAGTTCCTCTTTGAACACCCTCTGTGAGAACGGGAACCCGACCTTGGCATCGTCACAGTAGGTTTTGTACATCTCCCATGCGGCTTTCAAGGTTGTCCCATTTTCTTTCTTAAATACATGATACGAATCGATAATGAAGTTATAGAAATCATTAGATGCACCAAGCATCGTAATCGGAATATAATCGTCATAACGACCAGGATTGTTCAAATATACCTCCTGGCAGTGGTAGGCGATAGCTCCCAACTCAAATTCCACTTGCTTCACGATCGTTTTGTATTCTTTTGGATTCAGCTTATTTCCAGACGGCGATACATCAATCAATCGTCGAATCAGACCGGACTTCGCATCTGTAATCTTGACCGGCTTATTCGTTCCCATAAACAGGAAACATTTAAACCGGTTTGAGTATGTAGACTTGAATTTTTCGTTCACAGTCATCAGCTCATGAGATACTAAACTGTTTAATCTGGTGTTATCCTCAATTCTCGATAAATCACCATCGTGCTGAATGGCAACCAGAGGGTTTGTTTTAAATGCTTCCAATGCAAATGAATTGCTGGAAGATCCAAGTGCTTTTGCGTCAAATACAGAATAGTATCCGTCGAAAAGCTGCTGAATAATGTTAAGAACTGTGGATTTACCGGTTCCAGCAGCTCCGTATAAAACCATAAATTTTTGCAGTTTTTTGGATTCTCCAGATACGATTGACCCTATAGCCCACTCGATTTTTGTCCGCTCTTCTTCCGAATATAAAGTGGACATCAATTTCTCATAGGCAGACAAATCGCCAGCTTCAAGCGGGTAATTCAACTTTTTGCTGGCGTAGTCTTTTTTATTAGTTTCTGTATTGGAAAATATAAGTTTGTCGTCCAACGTATGAAAGCTGTCCCTCATCTGTTTCTGACAATACTTATGCCATGAGTCGATCATACCCGACTCGGCATCCCACATATGCAGGACTTTAATATCGGAGTTAAAACGCTGGCGGTTCTCCTCAGCATATCTATCCAGTTCGCGGTCAATGAGCTGCAAGGCATCTTGCTCGTCCGTAGACCATAAACCACGTTCCTCAATCCAGATAGCATAGAAATCACCACCTCGAATCATTAGATCAGTGCTTTTTTTAATAATGAACTTTGGATAGATTTCTATTACTCCACGTTTCGTTGAACGTGTTGAAATCACCATAAAGTCGATCATCGCATTTTTTACTCTCCTTCCGGACGCTTAAGTTCCTCAATTTCCTTTTCCAGTTTTCTGATGCGCAATGCCTGATCCTTCTGCTCGATTTTCATAACAACCAGATTTGCAGTTGTCAAGGCAGCAAAGATTGTAATCTGTTTATTGAAGCTCCGCTGTTTACTGACTGCCCTTGTGACAACATCCAGTCTTTTTTCCGATGACCGTAAACTGCTGAAAATATAAGTAAGCATTTCACCCATTATTTCTTACCTCCTTTTAATCCATTCATGAAGCTTTCAACCGTCTCAAACCGCCAATTTCCTTCATTGTTGAATGTAAATATAAATTCCTGATGGTTCTTCTGACGGATGCGAATACTGTTCTTTCCGTTCTGGAACCAGCTTTCCACTTTATCCCCAGCATACTGAGGAAAATATAACTCGAACCACTTATATACTTCGCTATGGCCCATAACGTCCTCCTATCTGACATTGTCGAGATACCAGTTAGCTTGATACCAGATCTCAATATCTCTCATGTCATATCTGCAATGCTCGATTGTGAATAAACCACCCTTGCCATCCCGTTCGTAGTCACGATTAAGGAATCGCCGAATAACATCGATGGCATAAGCCTTGTCAAATTTGGAATCATCCATAGAACCTAAGCCAAGACTCACGATCATATCCCAAAACCACTGACCGGTTCGATTACCGATGTCCGGATCATCCATGATGTGCTCTTCTAAGCGTATAGCAAGGGCAATAATCATTTCTAAAACACTGCACGGACGATTATCCAAATAACTTGCAATCATATTATCCCGGTAGCCTTGCTCGTTTCCGAATCTATATCGAAGATCGATTCCATCGTCATAGCGGTTGCCATCAAGAGCAATCGTATACGTGAAATCTGTATTGTGAAGCAAAGATAACAACTTACGATACGACAAACCTCGCGAATATTCATCGTCACATACGAGCTGGTACATCCAGTCAAAATATGCATTGTTCAGCTCATCCCGTGTCATCATACCTCCATCTGATGCGGCATATCTTCAACCACTTCAGAATAGGTCCTCTGATCAAGGAGAATTTCATAATCGCACTTTCTTGCATCATTACGAACAAAGACAGAATCGTCCTCATACTCTCCAAAATGATTCAAAGAATCAATTCCAACAGCATCTTCCACATCCTCAATTACTTCATCATTTTCATCAGCCAACACACCATCTGCATAGTAGGTAAGACTGATCTGCTCATGCTCTTCATTATCGCCAAATTGCTCCGGCGGAATCACATACGGACCGGCTTCCGAAACAGGCTTTTCTTCCTCATCCGACCCAAAATCGGAATATCTGGTATATCCTTCTTTTTCTAATCGCCTTGCATACTCTTTGAGATCTGGTTTTTCTTTGTCTGCATCTTTAATACCTTCAGCAACAGTCTTTTTTACAGACTGATCTTTTAATTCCTGCTCACGTCTTGAGAAAACCTCCTTTACAGAGTCAATTTCTTCCTGCGCAAGAGCTTCGTATTTATCTTTAAGCAGATACCATGTCACTACCGAACCAGTCACAGTGCCGATGATAAATGCCAAAGAAAACAGAGCTTTATTACTCATCTTCGTCCTCCTCGTTCTGAATTGTCATAACAGTGAGAGCAAGCCCACCAAAAAGTAAAGAGGCACTCAACAGAATGCCTCCCGTGATATGTCTTTTTCTCTTAGTATCCAGTATGTAATCCATCATGGATATAAAATTTCCAATGCCATCCATCAGTGATGCTCCTTTCCGCCCATAAGAACGGCTAGACCACTAACAAAGCAAATGCCAGCAAATGCTGAAAATATTAATCCCATGAAACCTGTCATAGTTTAGGACCCCTTTCTATTCATAACTTGAAAAATAATGATTACCTACTTGAAACATTGGTGTTCCGTATTTTCCATATCCGCCAGCCGTGAAGAATATCGTATCCACATTGGTTCTGGATTGCAGTTCCTCTTCAACTAACTGGCAAATATCATCGTCCACAAAACACTTATCGACTCTCCCATTCCACATGGATGAAAACTGATTTGCCTGATATATAACGCCATGCACTGTATCCGGGAAATATACAGAATCTACACGATTTAAGATGGTGTCGATCACTAATCGTTTTCCTTCCTCGCATTCGCCCTCAGCTTCTGCCATAGTTACAAGAGCGATTAGCTCAATATCTTCCCGCGGCAATAGCGTATCCTCCACATACTCTTCGATTTCAACTGCCGACACCGTTTCCTCTAAGGGTTGCTCAGAAATAATTACAATAGGATCAATAGGTTCAGCTTTTAAAGTCGGCTGCATTTCGATATACTCGCACTGATTTACCCGTTCTGCCGAGCAGACAAAACCTGTGCAAATAATCGCAAATACGCAAAGAGTAGGAAGGATTACCATACGAATACAATTTCGCATATGTATCCTCCTCACAAAATTAGATCAGATCTAGAATCGGTCCGTCTACATTGAACTCCATAAGAATAGCTTTCTCGTAACCGCCATCCTCAGTTTCACGGTTGGTTTCCAGAATACCGAAATCAACGAAGTTGTCGCCGTTTTCATTTCCCTCCGGTTTATAAATCCAACCAACAGTCTGGCTCATCTTAGTACGCTTAATACCGAGCTGATCGTATACATCGCTAAGGAATAAATATCCATTAGCCTTGAGCTTGTCGTTTGCCAGATTCTGCTGAGAACGCAGATACATAAGGTTGTAATCCATATTGGATTCGTACGCCTCACAAGTATCGTCAAAGAAACGGGCATAATCGTTCGTAGAAGGTGCTGCTACATCTACGGTAGACTTCACCTTTTTCTCTTTACCACTGTCTGGATCAGCTACAATTTCCTCAAATTTCTTTGCTTTGATGTTGTAGCGAAGTTCTTTATCAACCTCCGCGCCAAAGCGCTCAACAACCCGATTTCTGTACTCCTTGAAAGTCTTATCCACAGTTGCATAAGCGGCTGCCAGTGCTACATTTCTCTTCTTGAGAATATTGTGAGATGCAACAATACTTGCGATAGATAACGTTCCAAGAGCAACAGCAGGAGCATAGAGCTTAGCGACTTTTACACCAGCCTGTACATAAACGATAGTCAAATCTTTCTTTGCGTCATCCTTAGAATACTCCGCCGCCAGTTCCTCATTTTCAGCACATTTATGAATGGCATCAATATCTTTCTTGGACTTCTCCAATACGCTGTCCAACTTAGTTGTTGCATGGCAAGCCATAACAGCACTTGCAACAGTGCCAACAACACCAGCCACTACCAGAATCTCAGGGCTATGCTTCTTAAGTTTCACACTTACTTTGCTGAAGGTCGTGGAAACGTTCTTCATGATTTCTTCTTTCTTCATATCAGTTATTCTCCTCTTCAATTTTTTCTTTCTTCTCTAAATGATCGATCAAGTGCTGCGTGTACCACATGATCTTTTTCAAATCCTGAATGCCGTTTTTATTTTTCCAGCGGCACGCATACTTGATAATGTTACCAGTATCGGTCGCTTCGATACCTTTTAAATCGAAAGTGAACGCCTCAATAACATCGATCACTTCCAAACCTGTTTCTGACTGATAATGGCTCGGATGAGATACCATTTTATCATCTGATTCGTACATAAATATCCCTCCTAATTCAACGGTAATGCCTTCGGAAGTTTAATCATGTATCCGTCTCTTACACGAATTACAGATGCATTCCGAATATCGGTCCAACCGTATTTATTGTCTGTATAGTTGCCAGAAACGCCAACCAGATCATAGAAATCAGCGACACTAACTACCTGGTATGTAGCAATAAGCTCGTCCATTCTTTCCAGGACATCTTCTGCTTCGCCACGAGATTCCAGAATGATATCATCGTAATCGTATCCAGTTCGTGTTCTTGATACGTTTCCCGAATCTCGTCGATCCCGATCGTCATAATACTTACGGTAAGAAATCTTGGATGACGTTGACGATCTCCAGCCCCTTGAGTTTCCGCTAACACCAAGGAATGCTCTGACGGCATCCAAGATAATGTCTTTTACGGCCGGAACCACGATGTCTTCAAAAATATAGCTTTTTACATCGTCTACATCTTCCGGAACAAATACGTTTGTAATCTTCTGAAGACCATTCTTTTTCTTCGATTTGACAGAACCACTGACAACCTTTTCAACTCTTTTCTCCGGAATATCATCATTCTGGTTCTGTCGTGATTTATGGGAATTGGATTTGTATTCCTCCATCTCTAAATCTCCTTTCAATTAACCGTTACCACTTTTCCAGGGAGGGTTATCCTCGTACTTGGAATACGGTTTGTTTTCTTCTTAAACTGATACACCAGATTACTCCTGGCTTTCTTTTCGGATGCCGCGTATGTAGAACCCTGCCATCTATTCGCAACGCAGGTATCAAACTCCATAACCGGTCCATCATACATATACTGATTCATAGGACACCTCCCTTAAAAAAGCAAAAGGGAAAGCACCCTGTTATAGGTACTCTCCCTCTGTCTGAATCATCGATTCAATTCTTATTCAGAATCCTCTTCTGTCTCTTCATCGATATCCGTAAACTCTCCGTCGACGATATCGCTCTTCGGCTGAGTTACAACCGTCTTACGATTCTCACGCCAGTTCTTGAATTTTGCTGCTGCCGGAACGACTACGAATTTGTAGGTTAATGCACCTGCAATCATAGCCAATCCGATAGTTGTTGCTTTCTTCATACCGCCGTTAGAAGCCGCCTTCACGATCTCCTCAGTAGTTGTTTCGATAACCTCTTCGTTGTTGTTCATGATTTCGTTGTTCTCCATAATATGTTCTCCTTTCAGATTTGAAATATGTGGTTCTTCCATAATAGTGTTTGTAAATTCTGCGAACCTTACATTAAGCCACGGAAGTCATACCTCGGACCATAGCCATAATCAATAACCAGACAAGGTGTTCCATCCGTAGCAAGCTGGGAACTAAATCTCAGGTCGATATATCCATTATCAATATTCCAGCCAAGATCATCGCCAAGCTTAATAGGCTCTAATCCGACCTCATAATAGAAATCATTAAGTGAAATATACATTTCATCTCGCATTTGACGATTTAATTCATTCTCAGCCTTTTTCAATTTGTCGATATCCGACTTAAAATATCTTCCAGATACAGCATCGAAACATAAGGTATCGCCTTTTGCTGTGACGATAATTTCTTTGTTTTCAACTGGATTTTTCTCAAGACGTTCCTTAGCAACGGCATCCATCACAGTCTGTTCCTTTTTCTCGCCGATTGTTTCTACCACTTTTTTCTGATAATCTCTCAATGTCGATTCGGAAATGGTATACGCTGCTGTCAGTGCTGCATTTCTTCTGGCATTAACAGAACTTGCTCCTATAAGGCAAGCTACTGATACTGTTCCAGTAACTGCCGCGGGAATATAGCACTTCCAAGAAGTTTTAATGGTGTCGATTGGTTCCAGTTTCTCAGTGTGTCGACGACGTTTTTCCTCATCTAATAATTGGATTGCTTTAGGGGTGGCTCGTACAGCCATTACGGTAGTTGTCACCATTCCAGCAATTCCAACCCCTGTGAGGATTTCGGGACTATGCTTTACTGTAGCTGTTTTTACACTTCTACAGATCTTAGTTAAATTTGGTTTCTGCATTTCAGTCTATCCTCCATAAAATATAAACGGGGCACAAGGCCCCGCGATTTATCTAACCAACCAGAACTCCGGACGAACCCCATAAGAGCTCGAAGCGTTGGTGCAGTTCGGAAGGCCATTGCCGAACACACAGGCAAAGCCAGCCGAAGAAAATTCCTTCTTGGTAGCATTTCGGAGCCAACCACACGCACAATCGTTGTTGTAATAAGCAACACGGTTTCGTCTCTGTTTCATGAGTGGTAACTGCTCATCGTCATCAGGCTCGATATGTTCTTTATCCCAGTTGTCGCCCCATCCGCAGATTTCACCAAGCGTAGGAATAGTCAGCCCAGTCATGTGATTTCTTAACACTTCCGGAAACATTTTAAACAGATCATTTTCAATCCATTTTTTAAGATCGGATTTTTCATATCCACCCTCGTTGCTTCCGTTTTCGTTCATCGGGCGTTTTGCGATATAATCATCGAACAAGAATAATACCCTATCGCCTTTTACCATCTGTACGGTTGCCGTGAATGTTCCGAGATCTCCTAAAGGAATCTCAATCTGATCACCGACGGCAATGTCGTTCGGAAGAATCGAGCTAGTTCCAAACAGGGTGCTAAAAATCTCAGCTATAATTTCAGCATCGGCTTTGCAATATTCCTCACATGCCTTGGTTGCTTCTTTATTTGCACTGAGATTGATATACTTTCTATACATTCTCTCTACAGTTGGAATGTCAACACCTTTCTCGGTTAAGCTGATAATTTCCTCTCCTAAAGTCGTTTCTCTCGTACACATAGTGCGTTCTCCTTTCAGAATATAAAAATTTATTTTGGTACCTATGAAATTAGCAGGTCTATAATCCACTCAAGCATGTCTTTTGCACAAGAAAAAACATAACTTGTCCTAGGATTCACACATGAATATGAATCACATTCGTCTCGAAACGATTCAATCACGATCAGCGGTGGTATCTCTGGATGTTTGCAGAGTCGTATTAACACTTCTCTTCCAGCCCATCTCATATAACTCGCCTGCTCGAAGTCATAACCACGCTGAATTATTGGCATCGTTGCAATAGCATAACGGACAGTATAAATGGCTCTTTCAGTCGGTGATTCCATTTGTCTCCTCCAAAAGAAAAAGCGAAAGAGTCTTGTTAGGACTCCTCCGCTTCATCTTTGTCTCTCCGGGCAAGTGCTTCACTGACCTTTTCTTCAATTTTTTCATCCATTTTCTGTTCATTCACCCAATCAGTGATAAGGTTTACACCTACACCGATTACGGTTACTGCTACTCCAATAGCCTTAATCCATTTACTTTTATTATTCATTATGACACTCTCCTTTCATAATACAGCTTGCGATTTATGCGAAGTTAATCTTCATCGGTTTCTAATTGTGGACTATAGACAAAATCAATCACATAAACTTCCAGCCCATCTTCTAAAATGGTCTTATGATGATTGAAATCAATCCAAGCAAGTCCATCAGAATATATCCAATGCCATCCCAATTCATCTCCGCCAGGAATAGTAGGCATTCCTAAAAAATTATAAAAATCATTCACGTATACTGAAGCACCCAAACACCAATTACGATTAAGATGGTACTCAGCTTCCAACACCTGTGCGACCGTACTTTCGAAATATCGTTTGGAAAACGAATCGTAAAACAATCTAACATCTTCGGGATTACGTTCGTCAAAAGCTAATGACGTGTTATCGCATAACCCATATGCTGATACATAAGTGTTCTCGGCTTTTTCGACCATAATCGAATCTATAATCTTCTGGTGTGCTTCTTCCCCATACAGTTCTTTAAGCTTGTCTTTATAGTCCTGATATGATGAGTTCAACAAAGCATACGCACTCGAAATTGATGCCTGCTGCCGCTTATTCAGCACATTCGCTCCAAATATGCATAATATAGTTGCGGTTCCGCTGATTGCTGCCGGAATATAGCAGACCCATGCCGATCTAACCGCTTCGAGCTTGCTATAAGCCTCCGGATCACCATCGTGATTTACTTTGCTGTCGGCTCTAATTTTACGAAGAGCTTTCGGTGTTGCATGTACAGCCAATACTGATGTTACAATAACACCAGCCGCACCAAGTCCAGACAATATTGTCGGTGATGCTTTTCTCAGATAGATTTTTGACCTCTGAGCGAGTCTTTGAAGATTTGGTTTCTTCATCATGTTCTCCTTTCGTTTTTATTTCATAGCACGTAATAAATCCAGGACATCTGTGGATATGTCCACTGCTACTGAAAACATAAAATTGTTATCCGGATTGATTTTTGAAAACTGATTCATCATTCGCTGGAAGTTGCCAACAAATATGATGAAATCCTCAACCGATCCAGATTTCTTTGGATAGAGTCTACCGACGATGTATCTTTTCAACTCATCAATAGCCCATACCGAATAGCTCGATTTTTCAAGCTCTTTCTTCCATTTCCAACCGAATGGAAACCACGCATCCATCTGATACGTATCGCATAACAATAAGTCAAGTTGTTCGATAGACATCCGTTCTCTCCTTTCTGCAAAAATAAAAGAGAAACAGGATGGACTCGAACCATCGACTTCGGGACTTTAATCGTCTCGCGCTCTCCCACTGAGCTACTGTCTCTCATAATATGCCTTGTAAATTTTGCGAAGGAAAAAGAAAGAGCCCTTGTTAGGACTCAATCTTTAGAATACTTTCCAAACGGATCTAATCCCATATGTTCCATCGCATCAAAGCATTTCATCGTATGATTTTTCATTATTTCTTCTGCCTTATCGTCTTTTAATATTCCTAATTGATTAGCAACATTACATACGTCAAGCATATTTGCATGAAAAATCAATCTCATTTTTGCTACTCTTGTTACCATACTCATGATTGATACCTCCTATAAAATATATTCTTTTCATAATACGCCTTGTAAATTTTGCGAAGGAAAAAGAAAGAGGCGTTGTATTCGCCCCTCTCGGTTAATTTAAACCAATGCTCTTTAATATGCTCATCAGCTCGTCTTTATCGAGTTCTGCATCTACATCCAGATGAAGATGAGTCTTTCCATCACTTATAGTGGTGATAGCCTCGTTCAACTGAATATCAATGTTGTATCCAGTTTTCTTGCGTATTACCATCTTTATTGCTTTAGAAATAATTCCCCTCGTGAATTTCGATACTATTCTCATTTCGTCCATGCTCCTTTTACTCCTTTCAAAGCTTCTGTTTTTCATAAAAGGAACTGTTATTTTTGCGAAAAAGAAGAGACGTTGTTAGCGTCTCCGTCTCTTTTGGATATGTAACTCATAAATCCCCAAGGTCAGCACAATAGTTGCTACTATTATACCTAAGATGGCAACGATCATACCGACCGCACTCAAAAATATCCACGCCAACAAAGCTCCGACAATACTAATCAGTAAAATCGAACTTGCCGTGGCGAAATACTTAAGAACACCAATCGCATAATCCGTTACTTTTCCGATAGATACATAAGTTTCAATCATTTTTCGTTCTCCTTTATATGAAATTATTTAGTTCCTTTTCCATAAAAGTCTTTGTAAAAAGTGCGTTCAAATCTCACGTCTATCGAAACATGTTTCCCATCGTTGACGCTGTATGGGCTTCATTTTTAATGCCCACATTATTTGTCTTATAGTGACCGTCGGATATAGTCCGTCCGTACACTCCCCGGAGCGGCTATCAAAATATTCCTTGAATTTTGGATGTAAATACAAAGAGTCAGTCAGCCACGAATCAACCTCGGTCCAATATGTACTTTTTGTATCTGCACTAAATCGCTGCTGAATCACTGCGAGACCTTTATTCCCTATCGTAAATAGGGTGCAACGATCATACACAGGATGATTACAAATATAAAGTTCACCGTACATCGACAAATAGATGTCTGGCTTTTGATAATGGTACCGCATTTATATCTCCTCATAGCAAAAAGAAAAGAGCCTTAGATTTCTCTAAGACCCCTCTCGTTTTAGCTAATATTCAAACTTATTTGTCTTCATCGGCAACGCCTAAGACGTCTTCTCTGGTTGGGTATACGTTTTCGTACTTTTCATCCCCTTCACAGCCATACTCATCTAAATCAATGCTGTGACCACAGTGCGGACACACCAAGGTATCCTCCCACTCGTCTTCAAACTCCATTACACTCCCACACTCAAAGCAAATATATCTTCCGCTCGTCATTGCCTTAATCTGCTTTTCGTTAAAAATACTCATGCTAAAATCTCCTTTCAAATTGTACGATCGTCACATTCGTATATTAAGTATAACGACCATAGTTAATCTGTTCAAGAGATAAAGCTTTATTCTCTCATAAAGAGCCATATATTTTTCACGCAAAAATGAAAAGGAGATGTAACTAAATCACATCTCCCAAAGCTCCATTACCATTCTACGATAACAATTCGATTCTCTTTGCAGAAGAATACGTCAATTACTATATCAGCTTTTAAATCTGATTGATCGATATGATACTCAAACCTTGTTTTTCTGTCGTTTCCATTCTTTACAATTTGACTTTGAATCGATGGTTCTCCACCGTCATCACAGTTATTATCCATAATGGTTACGATTCGTTTTTGCAAGTAATCACTCTCTTCAAACATGACTGTAAACTGCCATAAATAATCTTCCTCCTTTCCACATGGTACACTTGCCGTTATCATGTCTGTTGTCTTAGGAACTTCGATATAGATTTTACTCATATTTAAAACTCTCCTTTCCATAATAGAGATTGTAAAATACACGTAGAAAAACGAAGAGGACATGCATCACACACGTCCCCAACGTTTCAGAATTTCCTCTCTATTTCTTTGTAGGTCTAAAACGGTTGATTAACCCTTTGAATGTTGAAGATGTGAAGGTTCCAGTTTCTTCAAACTTAAATCCTTTATTCATCCAGATACCATAGCACATCAACGGAATCAATAATTCTGCCGCTGCGATACCAACTCTGAAATATCGATCCTTAACCTGCTCTGCGATCTGCCGCTCTTTGAAGTCGCCATCTTTTGTAACGGACTCGCCGTCCATAATACGCCGATGGTATTTCTCGTCAGCATCCCACACGCTCTTGTTCTCTTCAATTCTCAGCTTGTAAAGCTTCGTCAGATCATCAATCGCTGTTGATTTCTCTTTGGTTCCGGACTGCAAATCAGATAAAGCCTCAATCTGTGCTGCAATCTCCTCATTTAATAATTCTTCGATGTTTTTTTCTTCCATTTTGTTCTCCTTTCAAATAATTATTAGGTTCATTCCATAATAGAGAGTGTTATTTATGCGAAATATAGTTTTTCAACTCTACTCGCAGCCGTACGTAACGCTGTTTATAAATTGCATCCGCACCAGAACGATCCAACTCGAGAAATAAATAAGGTCCGCTATCTGGATCTGATTCATCGACCCTAAGCGAACCAACTGGCTTTTCTCTGAATATAAATCGCGATACAAGCATTCCGATAACAACACCGATCAGTAATACGATTATCAAACTCATGGTTTCCTCCTTTCAAAAAGTTTTCTGAAAATCACCATCCGGCAATTTTTCAAATATCAAATTAGCATGTTTTCCGGTAACCTTCGTCCTGTTTTCTAATCTAGGATAAAAATAAAAGAGAGAATGTGTATCTAACCACTAAACTGTCAGCCCCTTTTAATGCCTCCCACCTGGATAGGTAATACACAACCCATAGCCATTAGTCATTTAGTAGTTTTATTCTCTCATAATATGCTTTGTAAATTTTGCGAACTATTTCCTTTCTCGATTCAGCAGCCAAAAGAATCGTCTGTATAATTCGTAATAAGTATCTTTGCAACACGGTATCCCTAATCTAACTTTCAAAATATCATAGGACCAGCCCTCGGTGACAGCTTTTAAAATATATGGGGCTAATTGTTGATCTGTCTGCTCAGCCACCCTTTCAATCATATCGGTTCGCTCTGAATAATACGCACGTGCTATTCCGACTTTCGCTGTCGGATCGCCAAGCGTGCTGGTTACTATGAACATCGCCCAATCTGCTGGTTTACTGCTGAAACTATTGAGCGATGCATAAGCCTTTCTCCAAATCGGGTATTGAAGACAGAAGTGTTTTAATTCGTAGTAGCGATGTTTCTCAATCCAATAAGGATTTTTTTCGGATAATTCCTGTTCTGATACTTCTAACGCCTCTTTTTTCTTTGGTTCTTCGCCATATTCAGATGACAGTGCATTTTTTGCAGGATTTTTACGAATAATATCATCATCTACTGCCATCTCCAATGCTGGAAATATCATCAGATGTATGTATTTTATTGTGTTATGTGCGTACTTATCATTCGACATACCAGAATATAAACTCATAATGTGAGATGCTCGCAAATTAACAACCTTAATATTTCCTATCGTATCTCGAACATGGATGTTCCACATATTTTGATAATTGATTTTCGTTCCATCATCAATGACAATGATACCAAGATACCTTTCAAACAGAGTGTTTAATGTTAGATTCTTTGTTGAAATATCCGTAAGAATATTATCATCAATGTCTTTTGCTATGGCTTTCTCTTTGCGTCTCAATTCTGGTAAATCATTCGCATATACAGATGTTCTTTTGCCAGTGTATGCGTCTGTATACCTATAAAGATAAATTCCATCCTTTCTTTGTGATTCTCCCGTGTGTAATTTTCTTCCTTTTGAATCTTTTCTGCTTGTTGCTGCCATGATTGCTCCTCCATAAGCCTCACGTTGTAAGCTATTAGGAACAATTCGACAAATTTCATCAGTCATATTATATCAAATATTGCCCCTAACATCCATCATTTATTCAGCAATAGATTCTAAATATTTTTGAACTTTGCTTACCGAATATAATACGCGACGACCTATGAATATTCTTGCCTCTGCCTGCTCGCCTATTTTTCGAGCTGTAGCGCAACCGCAAGACAATATGGCAGATAATTTTTCAATATCCACAGCAATAACATCGGGTGAAATACGATCGTTTGTTTTATTCATATGTTTAATCCTCCAGATTTCTATTCTAGGTTTGTAAACAGAATAATTGGTTCGACCGTAACCCGCATACTGAAAAAAAAATAAGAGGGAATGTATGATACACGCCCTCTTATGCATTTTAATAACATAGTACCTGTAAGCTTACTTCCACGGGCGTGCGCGGTCTTTCCTACGAGAATCTCTGCGACAGCCGCAGTATCCTCGGAAGTATCGCTGTCGAAAGTACAGGTACCTGTGATCTTTGCACCGCTCTTATCGTGAGCAGTAATACCTTTGAGGATCTTATCTGCACTGACGGAATCGCCAGTAAGATCGATAAGGACATCCCCCCCCGTAAATGACTTTGTTTACATTCAGATTTGCCATAATGTTTAGTCCTCCATGACACTTTCATTATTTTTCTTTATCAGCAGTCTTGTTGTACTGGGATGTACTGATTCCAAGGATAACACCAAGGAAAGTATCAACCGCAGTGATGGTTCCGACCACCTGCTCTCCATACGGGAGACTCCAGATTCCAGCCAGTGCAAAGTATAATGTACCAGCAGCCGGAAGCAGATACATAGCAATCCACTTAAGGATATCATATGTCTTGTTACTCATGTTCATTGTGCTCTTCCTCCTTCTCTATAAATTTATGAATCGGGAGTTTGTCCACCTCCTGCATAATTCGCTTCGCTGAACCGTTCCCGCCCATACGTTCGTAGGGTTCATAGAGATATACCCTCAGATTTTCATATTCATCCTGGGTTACACACCCACGGTCAATATACGACATTCCAAGATACATGATCCTGTCATGTGCCAATCCAATAAGCATCTCTGTTTTAACATCTTTTTGCTCGCTTTTCTTTTGCAAATAGGCCCACAGCCCAGAAGATGCAAGAACTGAGCTAAAGATCGTAAGTACAACCTGAAACCATGGTTCCATCGTTTTCCTCCTTCTTTATGTGCAATCATGCAGACCTATCAGAAACAATCAGCTTCTTGTTGACTATTGTGATTTTCTTACTAAATAGGTCTTCGTAAAGCTGTATTAAATTCTTTCGTTGTTCTCTGGATAAGAGCTTATAATGACCTCCCATCCAACCGCGAAACATGTTCTCGACATTGTCGTAATCCGCTTCTTCATTTCCAACCTTAACGGCAAGTTTCTTGAGTTTTCTACGCATGGCGGTAACTCGATCCGGATTTATTCGTTTTATGACTTTACCAGTATCTGTAAGTGTGTACTTGATTTGCAGAAATTTGTATTTGCTCGAAATCTTAACGATTCTAGTTTTCTTACGATTGATATGGATTCCCAGTTCAGCTGCAATTTCACAGATGTTTTCGAGCAATTCTTCAAGCTCTTCTTTACTGGGATTCATGATGTACCAATCGTCCATATACCTTCCATAAAATTTCTGCTGACGCACATACTTGACATAATTGTCAATGGGATACGGATAATAAATTCCAATGACTTGCGAAAGCTGGTCTCCAATATTGACAGACTTCTCCATCCACTTTTCGCCAGTGAGCTTCTCTTTTGGAATGTTCCGATACTCCAGTTTATTGAAAGTATCGGTCATACAGGCCTCGTATTCCTCGTCAGACATGTACGAAACATCGATCTGGAAGCCCTTAAATATCAACGTTAAAAGCCAGTCAATAAACTCATCGTCATCGAACAGCTTCAGCAACTCTCGTTTGGCAATCTCATGGATAATATTGTCATAGAACTTTGAAAAGTCACCGAATAGAATATAACCGTCATTTCCGTATAATTGGTAGTATTTGTGGAGATGGATTTCGAATCGTTTTCTCTGTTGTGAAATTCCGCGCCCCTTGATAGATGCGCAGTTATCATAAATGATATGCTTCCTAACTTCTGGAAGTAAAACCTCATCGCACAGAGAATGTCGGACGATGCGATCACGGATTTGAATGCTTGTAATAGGTCTTATCCGGTCTCTTTCGTGCAGCTCGAATTCTTGTGTTGGTCCATTTTGAAGTGCCCGATTTATTAGATCATCTTGGATTTCGAATATGTACCGCAGGAAATTCATCATAAATTTTTGCGTCGATTCTTTCCACTTGCTGCTCTTCACAGAGACCTTATAAGCCCTATACAAGTTATTGGCGTCACAGACAATCTCCTCGTAGTTCATAACCTATTCACCGTTATAACAATACTTACCGTAGTAAATTGTATTAGGCTTTATTATTTATCCTTGCGGAACGGATAGCATCTCCTTCTTCGTTGGTTAATCGAAGAATCCGGACGAACTCCATAAGAGTTCGAAGCGTTGTTGTAGTTCGTATTGCCATTGTTGTTCACATTGGCAAAGTTAGCCGAAGAAACGACGCAATTTTTTAGATGTTACCCTTTTTCTAACCGCGACTTAATCGCCATGTCTCTTTGACGCCACCTTTTTATCAATCCGATTTCTCGGTCGATAGCTTTAACATACCGGTTGTATAAATTCAGATCTACATCAAATATTTCAACAACCCGTTGTAACTCATTGATGAGCTGCTCGCAATTTACAATGGCCGCATTCTGGTAATCTCTCCTGGTCTCGTACTCGTGCATTGTCCGTGGGTAAATGGTATTTGCCGCTCTAACATTGCTCGTTATCAAGGAAGCACACTGATTTACTTTCGATTTGAAACTCCGCATCAGTTCTCTGTACTTGGCAAAGTTTTCTTCTGAAATTTCTCCATACGCGTACTTCTTCCGAACAAAGCTGTCCACATCCTTAACACCAAATCCCCTCTGCATAAGGAGTATCAGCATATCATGCAACTCGATCGAGTACGTAATCGCTTCGAATTTTGACTCTTTCCTGTCGCCTAACAGAACGCTCATTCGTAATCTTTACCGGTGATCTCAGCGAACTCCTCTTTGGTGATCCAGCCCATCTTCACCGCATTACGAACCTTGGTCTCATTCCACATTTTCATGCGGTACCAAAGCTTTACTTTACTGTAATTCTTGCTATGTTCCATGGTGATCCTCCTTCTTAAAGCTCTACATTGGACATCATTGCAATGTAGGCGATGTCAGACTGCATTTTGGTTCTGGCAAATTCCTCCTCAGAAATATCTCTAAGGACAAACCAGTATTCCCCAGGAATCTGCTCAACGATCTGAACCAGTTCCATGTTAGGATGAACAGTCTCGGTTGTTCCGTCGCTGATAGTAACCGGAGAGCAGTTATCTGCAAATACAGATTCCTCGATCGTTTCCGTAGAAATGAAATTGTTTCCGTTCAGCTTAAGATTGGAAATCTCAGTCCCGTCACCGAGGGTAATTTTATAGATTTTCTCTTCCATGATTAGAAGCTCCTTTCAAAAATATAAACGGGGCACAAGGCCCCGCGATTTTAATTAACCAACCGGGAAGACCGGACGAACCCCATAAGAGGCCGAAGCGGGGTTGTAGCCCGTATGGCCATAGCCGTACACAGCGGCAAAGGGAGCCGAAGAAACGACA